CATTATAAATAAACCAGTATATTTTTTATAAATGTTATTACTTAAACTTAGAATAAACCCAGATATTTCACCAATAATAAATGCTGCTATAGATGTTTCAAAATTTATACACATTAATATATTAATATATTAATATATTAATTTATTAATTTCGCCTATTAATATTTCAAACGCACATTATTTATAAAATAAGGTGTCGTTTTGAATTAATTTTCTCTCTATAAACGCTTTGTTCTTAAATTTATCATTACTACTATTAGGATAGTAGTATTATAATAATATAATAATAATAAAATATAAAAACAACTCGTTATTTTAAAGAAATGGAGGCATCACTTTCAACAGTCTCAGTTAACGATTTTTCTATTGGCGAACTTAACTATATACGCGAAACGATTGAAAAGATGAACAAATTCAATCAGATTGAAGTGCTTCGGATATTAAATAAATACGATGAAGTCACATTAAACGAGAACAAATATGGAATTCATATTAATCTTACTGAATTGGAAAAGGATATTGTAAGTGAATTATTACTGTATATTAAATACGTAAATGCTCAGGAAATCGCACTTAGTTCTATTGAACAACAAAAGGAAGACTATAGAAATACATACTTTTCAAAAGATATTAAAGATAATAACAAATAAATAGTAGGTAACTATGTTAACATATAATGATGTATTGGATGAACTACAGGATTATATTTTAGACGATAAAATAATACAGAAATCGTCAGAAATGAAACTTACACATATTAAACAAGAAACAACTAGGCAAGTGAAGCGCGAAGTACAAAAACATTCATTATTCACTCCATCACAACAAGACGGGCTTTTTTGGTGTTTCTATATTATAAAGAATGGAGATGCTAATTATGAAACTATTAATAATAAAACGACGTTACTAGCTAAGCAGAACAAAATTGAACTTGTTTCATTAATCAGGCAAAAGAAAGATGTCGTTAAATTATACAAGTTGGATACTATAACAAATCTCGAAAATAATCTTGCTAATGATACTAATTTAAACACAAAGACATTTCTCACACTGTGTGCAATCGAAAATATTAATGTTATCTATGTTAATAACAAGACATATTATGAACTATTGATGAACAGTTCTGATATAATTTATATTGTCCACGAGCTACAAATTCAGTCAAAGTATCATAAAAAATACGGATATGAGTTAGGAACAGAAGAGACAATTAATAAAATTAGAAACTCCCTATACAAACTTGAAGTTGTTGATAAACCTATAAAAGGTATATCGGCATATAAAGTCGGCGACCTGCTTGATATTTGCTCTAAATTAGAAATTGAAATAGTAAATAATGTAACCAAGAAAAACAAAACTAAAAACGAGTTATACGAGTCAATTATCCAATATTTTTAAATTTAAAAAAAATTGAAGAACAATTTAAAAATATGTCTTATTATAATATATAACAATGAAATCCTTACGTGAAAAACTACTAAAGAGAACCATCCCGCAAATTGACTTGCCTCAAGATGTCGCAAAGCCACCAATATTAATACCCGATTCTTCTAATGTTCTTCCTCCTCCTCAAGATAATATAAAATCAAATGCCATATTACCTGACGCTCCAACTGAACCACTGAAAACTGGTTTTGCACCTATAAGAATAGCTCCAACTGAACCACGGAAAACTGGTTTTGCACCTATAAGAGCTATAGCTCCAGACGAACCACAACCAAACGAGTTAACACCGAAAATAGCTCCAGTTGAAATGTTTCCAGAAGAACGCGAAGAAATTAAGGAGCATGTAAACACAAAAATAACTCCACAAGAAAAACTAGATAACTTAATTAAACAATATTATAGCACAAACCCTTATAGTTTTGACGCAGAATTGAATCACGAACTAGAAGTCAAGTTTGGTACGAAAGGAATAAAACCTCTCTTACGCAATGACTATGACAATGTTATTAAAAAATTAAAGTCATCCGGTTTTAATATTGTTGGTGAGAGTAACGGAGAGTATTATTTACGTGTCAACTGTGAGTTTCTCGACAGCACAACAGGTAGATTCAAATTATCAGACATAAGAGCAGAAATTAAGGGTCTACACGTTATTCAAGAATATTGTAAAACAAATGACATTAAAGCTGTTTATGCTTCAAACCCAGCATCTATTGATTTTATTCACAAGAAAGCAGGCTTTATAAATAAAAATAGAATATTTCCGGTAGACGTTGATGATTTTAACTTTAGAGTTGCTTACCAAACAGAGACAAAGACACGGCACGGCTTAAGGACATTTATGATGGAAGGCTGGAAAAAGGCAAAGAAGGAGTTTCGATTTATTAATAGAGTTTCATTTAAACATCCAGACTATCCGTTTATAGTCGATCTTAGTATTGCCAAATTTGCAAATAGAGGACCAGACAAATATGGGCGCCCAAATCGTGGAAATATGATTCGTGTATACACTCTTGAAGAATCCAATATTTTCAACAACCCAGAAACATATGAGATTGAAATTGAGATGAATAATTTTAAAATTGGACCATCGACGCCATTCAACACCCCCAAGGTGATTGCCGATTCTCTGAGAAAAGGAATAAAATTAGTACTATCTGGGCTTCAAGGTACTAACTTTCCAGTTTCATACCCAGAACAAAAGAAAATTATTATGTCATATATGAAAATGATTTGGACTAATGAATATGACGAAACTAAATATATTAACAGTAGAAATTTTATTGGTCCTAGTCCGATAACGCTACAACTTAAAAATATTGCCCCTATTGATGATAATTCAAATGATACAAATATTAGAAAAGGGTTCGTAGTGACCGATAAGGCAGACGGTGACCGTCATTTATTGTTTGTATCAAACGAAGGTAAGATATATTTAATAAATTCAAATATGGATGTTATATTCACTGGAGCAAAAACAGTAAACAAAGAGTGCTTTAACGCAATACTTGATGGCGAATTAATTACCCACGATAAAAATGGTAAATTCATCAACTTATATGCTGCGTTTGACATATATTATATTAAAAACCAAGATGTGCGTGCTTATTCGTTCATGTTGTTGGATAATGAAGAAGACCTACATAAATCAAGATATCAATTATTAAAGTATGTTGAGCACAATTTACAGCTAGTATCTATCTTGAATAACAACACTTCGGACAAAACAACAATGAAAGATATACTTAGTCAATACAAAGAACGTGAACTGTTGTCACCATTAAGATTTACGGTTAAGGAATTCTTTCCAAATAATAACAACCAAACCATATTTGAGGGATGCAATACAATTTTACAGAAAGAGCGTCAAAATAGATTTGAGTATATAACAGATGGATTGATATTTACTCACGCATTTTATGGTGTGGGTTCTACAAAAATTGGAACAGCAGGTCCTAAAACTAAAATAACTTGGGAACAATGTTTCAAATGGAAACCTCCGTACTACAATACAATTGATTTCCTAGTCACAACTGTAAAGGCTCCAAATGGAGATGATGTTGTAAAATCATTATTTGAAGATGGATTAAATGCTTCTAGTTTTAGTAGCAATATTGACTATAAAACAATTGAATTGAGATGTGGATTTAAGGAATCAACCGATGGGTTTATTAATCCGTGCCAAGATGTAATTGATGATAAATTACCTGAATTCAAACCAAATTTTGAGGATAAGGGAGGAAATGACTACGTTCCAATGAGATTTTACCCAACTGAACCATATGACCCCAACGCTGGAATATGTAAGATAATGTTGCGCACAGATAGCACCGGAGGTAAAAAAATGTTTTCTGAAGAGAATGAAGTATTTGAGGACAATACTATAGTTGAATTTAGATATGATTTGGATAAAGAGGAAGGATGGAGATGGATTCCATTAAGAGTTAGGCACGATAAAACTGGAAAATTACGACGAGGAGAGAAAGAATACGGAAACGCCTATAGAGTATGTAATGAAAACTGGAAGTCTATACACCCAACAGGTAGAATCGATGTAGATATGTTGTCTACAGGGTTAAATATACCAAGTATGAGCGTAAGTGAAGATGTCTATTATAATACAGTTGCCGGAAAATATCGAACAGAAGCAATGAAAAATTTCCACAATTTGTATGTCAAAAAGAAGCTTATTGTTAGTGCCTCCAAACAAGGTGATACATTAATTGATTTTGCGTGTGGTAAAGCAGGTGACCTTCCAAAATGGATAAACGCAAAGTTATCATTTGTATTTGGTGTTGATATATCTTCTGATAATCTAGAAAATCGTTTAGATGGTGCGTGTGCGCGATTCTTAAATTCAAAAAAAAAATATAAAACCATACCATACGCGTTGTTTGTAAATGGCAATAGCGCGTATAATATTCAAGATGGAGGTGCGATGTTAAATGACAAGGCAAAACAAATCACATCTGCTGTATTTGGAAGAGGTCCAAAGGACGCTGATAAATTAGGCAAGGGTGTTGCCAGACAATATGGAAAAGGTGTTGATGGGTTTAATGTTTCGTCTTGTCAATTTGCTATTCACTACTTCTTTCAAACACCAGATACATTAAAGGGTTTCATGAGAAACCTTGCTGAATGCACAAAAATGAATGGTTACTTTATTGGAACGTGTTACGATGGTAAGATTGTATTTAAAGAGCTAAGTAAGGTTAAAACGGGTGATAGTGTAAAAATCATTGACGATGGCAAAAAAATATGGGAAATAACAAAGGAATATGGATCCGATACATTTGAAGACAATTCTAGTTCCATTGGATACGAAATTTCAGTCTTCCAGGAATCTATTAATCAACAAATATCGGAATATCTAGTCAACTTTGATTACCTAAACAGGGTTATGACAGCTTATGGATTTGAATTAGTCAATCGTGAGGAAGCAAATAATTTAGGCCTTCCTGCGTCTTCCGGTCTATTTAGTGAGTTATTCTTACAAATGTCGGAGGAGATTAAACAAAATAAATTCAAAGCAAAGGATTATGCAAATGCTCAGTTTATGACATCATACGAAAAGAAAATTTCATTCTTAAACAGATATTTTATTTATAAAAAGGTAAGGACTGTAAATATTGAAACAGTTCAGCTTGAGCTTGGTGAATATCAAGAAGCCACCGCATTAGCTGATGCTTCTGATACACTTAACGCACAAGAAATCGCTGTAAAAGAGACCAAGAAATTACAACCAAAGGTTCGTAAGTTAGCTAAAAAAATGCTACTAGTTGCCGCAACTGAGGCCGTAGATGATATACCAGACGTTCAACCATCGCCACTTAAAACTAAACAGTCAAGCACAAAAAAAAATGTTAAATCAACTAAAACTAAAGTAGCAGCAAAAAAACTACTAATCATTGAAAGTGATGATGAGGACGATTAATAAAAATACTTCACTAATAACTAGTGAAACAATTGATATGTATATTTCAAACCAT